GTCCACTACTGAGCACTACACTTCTTCTCTTGTCCGCAAAACGCGGAGTGCTTCTAGTATCCTACTAGCCTGACGTCCAACGATTCCATCGTTGCCTTCAGTTGGAAGAATGCTAACTAAGCTTGAGTTGCCTAGAAAACCCGAGTCAGTTTCCTGACGCCGGTTAAAGGTATTCAGAGAGTGAAGTTTCTTCTTTCCGATTGCTTTGAGCCAGATGTTTGTAAGATGTTTAGACTCTTCAGCATCTTGATTTGGTTTGTTGGTAGGAGGCGATATCTCTATCTCTCCTGTCAGGTATGATAATGTACCCCGATAACCGTCAGTTATTAGACTTCTAACGAAGCTATTGACAGAGGTTGGGACGCGACCTCCTAATGGTCCGGCCCAGTCAGATTTCTTCTTATTAGTCATCCATTCGATAAACGGATGAGTTCTGAAGACCTCGACTGATGGAACATCCTCACTAAGAGTAGCGGCATTCTCACTAATCAATGACTGATCCAGACGTATCTTTGACCGGATACGCGACGCTAAGGCATAGAGCCAAGGGTGGATATCGCGATCTTTTACTGAGACGGGCTTATCTTTTTGCCACAGTTTTACACTCAGTGGTAAAGAATCTCTTTTTCCGACACCTCCTAATTCTAGGGGGACGGTGAGTAAATAATCTAGTACCTTTTTGCCCCAAGGCGGAGCAGGCACTTGCTGAACTATAGTTCTCAGCTTTTTGAGTCTTACACTCCAGCCTACAGGCGAACCAAGTTCAATAAGTAGAGGAATCCATAATCGCCAATCTTTGGTAGCTGAATGGATTTGATTTGGTTTGATAGGTACCAACAGCTGACCTTTCCAGATAAGAAGTTTCGCAAACTCAGAGACCGGAGCAATACCGGTTTTACCTCCAGAGATGAAAGACTTCTGCAAGTTGATCTTCATACCTAGATCTTTCACTAACCTTAAATAACAGTCAGCAACAGATTTAGAGCCGATAACTATGTCATCTCCACAGATAACATAATCATGAAACTGTATCCATGGGAGCTTCTTTCCTGAAGATATCCATGCCGCATATTGTACTAAGAGATGATGAGTAACTGCCATAAGTGGCCATGAGCCATAAACGCCCATTGGTTGACCGACTCCCCATCTAATCATCTTTCGAGTCTTAGACTTAGGGTATTTGACAGACCATTCTCTATCACACATGACCGTGCGGACGGCCTCGGCAAGAGGTTTACCAAATCTCTTTTGGATGACCTTAACTTGCATTTCGACCGGAAATAGATCGGTACAAGATGACTGATCAAAAGAATAGACTGATCGTCCATCCTTGTGCCATTGCTTGATCCGATTAACGGATTTCCTCTGGTCAAACGTGCAGTCTTCCGGTATGCTTAGTAACACACTTTCCAACCACTTGTGCATGGGCTTCATACTCATTTGTGTGAAGTAATCAGGACTTGCAACAAGTCTGACCTTACCAGATTTCTCTGAAATAAAGGAAATCTTTCCAGGGGTCGGGCTAACAGAACCCAGATCCTGGACTATATCCTCTGACGGGATTTTCTCCCAGTCATCGATAGTACGCCACGATCCTGAACTCCCTGCAACATTTGTCGCAATTAAAGATTGGAGATCAGTAATCGCCTCACCGAAGGTTCTACCATCCTTGGTATGAACATTACGATTTGTCACGTAGTCCCTATGAGCGTTCTCGGTAAGAGCGCCATTCGGGCCTCTCTTGAAGCTTAACCCTACTTTATCAGAATCACTAAGTTTCAACTGATGCCATAAGGCCTTACTTACTGGGTTATCACGTGTGTTAAGGACTTCAACGACGAATTCTTCGAATTCTGTGATGACCTTCTTAGCACTCGCGGGAAGGGCTGACTTCTCGATAACTTCCAATTGTTCATCGATTGTAGAGTTGTCGTAACAACCTAACCAGAAATCAGTCATTCTGACAAAAGATAGTACTCCACTAAGAACCCGCCAGTCTTTTGTAAGATGATTAACACGATCAACTAGCGGTTTCACCAACACGGGTAATCCGTCCACTGCTTTGACAAAGGCCAAAGGCTCAGGGTGGTAACCAAGAATCACCTGTAAGCCAAATTGAAGGATAGATTTCATCCTCTTCACACCTTGATTTCCTTCTGCATCGTGCCACTTAGCAGTAACACGGAGTGTTTGGAAATACCAGTCTTTCAGAGGAAGAAGCTTTGGCTCTAGAGTAGAGACTATATGGAATAAGGTATTGGAAGCCTTCACTAGATCCTGAGTCATCTTGACTCACCCCATTTCTGGGTGCCGTTCAGTCCCAAGAGACCGATTCAGCTCCTCACTTATTTAGGTTAACCTTATG